CAATCACCCATTCACCACCAGCAAGACCTGTGGATCCATAATTATAACTTCCTTGAGAAGTTGGTTTTGCAATAATCGCCCAAGGAAGATTCTCATCAGTAACTTCTGGTCCTTGAGAATGATAACCAGGAATTCTAATTCTTACTCTATCTCCCCAGGCACCTTTTTGCGTTTTATTGGCAAGTTGATTTGGGGGGACTTGCCCGATAAACCATTTATAATCGTTTCCTACAAATCCGATACCCATCTTTACTTTTTACTAGTATATATTCCGTATGTGTCACGAACTAATGTTAAAGATGTATAAGATCTTTTAGGATCAAAATGATGACATAGATGTAGAATCAAATAGTTGCCGCTTTGAGTCGGATCATTTACATTAGTTTCTTTTTGCCCCTGTGTAATTGCTTCAAATTCGCAGGTTATTATATCACCAGCCATCAATTCAGGATTACAAGGAATTTGTATATTCAAAATTTGACTGAATAGTATATTATATCTTATCGAAGATTTTCCTTGATAATCTTTTGGATTATTATTTGTCTCACCATAAAGGTTAGAATCTAAAGTTCCAATATCTAAAATTCCATAATGCACTCTGGAAAAACTGGTAAGATCTGATGGAAAATCTGGTTCCTTTCCTAAAGAATTTTTAAGTTTACTTTGAGAAAGAGTTATAATGTCTTCCGTATATGTAAAAGTTCTTGGGTCGAAGTAATTATTTTTGTTGATATAAACTCCGGATTTAATTGCTGCCAATATATCTTGATTTTTACTTACTGATGCAGAAAGAATTTTATAGTTATTGGAATCGTTCGTAATCCCCTCCTTCAAAACACCATATTTTCTGTAAGTTTGTTTTGGTTCTTGCGAAATCAAACTATCAATCGACCTAAAATTAAATCCTTTCTGAGTTTCATAGAAAAAATATCCAGGATCACCATTTACTGGAATTGACTTTGATGATAATTCTAAAATATTTTCAAATGCCTGCTTTCCTTTTCCTAAAAAACTATAAGAATTTCTAGTTGGTTCAATGTTTAGTTTAGTATCTGGAACATTAAGGTTTACTTTCAGCAATTTTCTGACAGTATCACTAATTCTTCCATTATATTTTTCAAATAAAGTTGATTGTGCGTCTATAATTCCTGGATTGCTGACTAGACTTAAGAGAACTACTTCTCTATTTGATTCTTGTGTTGGATTCGATGCTCCATTTACATAAAATGGATAATTTTTATCATAACTAATTTTTCCTAGTGCCGAACTTATAATTGCTTCTATTTTTTCTCCACCAGTGATAGGAAGTGCATTATAAAGAGTTCCAATTCTTTGTTGTTTATTATATTTTGGATCAGAGTTTGTAGTCGCTCCAGTATCAACAATTGTCATGAGTGCAGTAACATTCGGGGATAATAAACTTTCATAATAATCAAAACTAATAGTTTTTCCTTTAATATCAACTACTTTATTATTCTTACTGATAGTTAAAGATTCATATGTTGAACCTAAAATTGCTGGATTTGCCATTTATGCTATTGGTACTGGATAATATGCAATTGCTGTGCGATTTATAATCATCATATCAGTTGGATTTTGACTAATAGCAGTCTTACCCAAAGTATTTAATCTATTTGTATTACTCACTGGAGTTAATTGTGAAGTAGATTTTGAATTCTTTTGAATTCTTTGAGAGTTTCTTTTTAGATAATCAATTTGTTTTAATTGATCACTTGCAGGATTTAGAGGTCTTTCAAATTGTATGGTCCAATCTAATGCGGCTGCTTCTGGTGAAGAAAACTTTTTATTTTTATAACCTTGATATTCATTTAATGAAAAATCAACTTGACCTTTCCAATTTGTTTGCCAATTGGGAACTGCTTTAATTAAATTAGCAAGTCTTCCTGCGTGATGTTGGAATAAACCTGCTGTAGGCAGTCCATCAGAATCTATATGTACGGGAGAGGCAGGATTAAATCCACTTTCTCTAGAAACATTTGCAAGAATTCCTAGTGCTTGATTATTATCAAATCCTTTACTACGAAGATAATCATAAAGTTCTTGATCTTTTAAAGAACCTGATGAAGTTGCAGTGATAGGACCACCACCTCCCCCACCAAATGGATCTGGAGTTAATCCACCACCACTAGGATCATAAGAAACTAAAATACTACCCTCACGAAGTTTATTCATCGGATCGGATAATCTTTTCAGTTCTTTAAAATTATTCAATAAATCATCAAATAACTTGTTGTTTTCTTTATCTAATACTGAAACATTTAAGGAATCTTTTACATTATTTGAAAAATTACTAAAATAATTTACAGATCTTTTTGCCCTTCTTTCTTTTCCACTTTCTCTTCCCACAAAAACATTTTTATTGCTCCCACCAGCAGAAATTCCTGCAGCATTTGATCTAGAACTAGATATGGTGCCACCAGAAGCAAATTTACCTATAGGAAGTCCCGCATCAGGGTTTTGGTTATATCTTTGTTGTAATATTGGAGGAGAATATCTGCCAAATCCACCCGTATTTTGAAAAGTAGGTTTTGGTTTTTGAGGCTTGGTGGGTTGATTTTGATTCAATATTATTCTAGATAATGATATCTCAGTTGCATTAAAAATATTACTTAAATCATCAATTTGTTTTACTATTTTTTCTCTGGATTTTATAATATTTTCTTTTGTATCTCCCGCAAACTTTACAAAATTTTCAACTAAATTAATTGTTGCACTTATTGCTTTTCCAATTATATCAATTGTAAATTTAATAGTATCAATAATCCACTTATTATCAGAAAAAAATTTTTTTAGTCCACTAATAATTTTTGGAAGATTGTTAATTATTATCCCCAGTAAAATAATGCCAGCAAATTCCATAATCTTATCAAAGATGCTCATTACAGGTGACGTAATTGCATTTTTTATTTTTCCAAAAATTGATTTAACTCCCGATTCTTTTTTTTCTACCTTTTCTTCTTTTTCTTTTTGCTTTTCTTTTTTATTTTGCCTTATTATAAATTCACTTTTTTGCGTTTTAACTTTTTTAAGTTCTTTATTTGAACTTATTAAAACACTTTTAATGTTTGTAGCATTTAATTTTAATTTTTTGACTTCTGTTAATTCCATATTATGTTAAGACTCCACCTTCCATATTAATTTTCATTAGTTGTATAGATTGTTTATGCCAAGGATTTAGAGGATTGGTGCTAGAAATATTTGGTTCTTTAGTTGCTGTACGAGTTGGTGTGTTTACTTGCGGTTTATTTAAAGGGGTTGGAGGTAAATTTACTGTTGTAATATTAGATTTTGGACGAGTATAACTTGTTAATAGTGTATTTGATGCGTTCGAACGATTTCTATTTGATGTAAATGCAGAAGGATTTGGTCCTTTGGTTGAGGGTGGTTTCGGAGGGTTTCCTGGTGGTTTTACATTTCCCCTTTTGGATTTATTAACTAATGATTCTGTAAGATCATTAAAATCTTTAAGAGTTTTATTTAATTTTTTGGAATTATTTTCTTGCTCCTGATTTAAATTTTGTGTTCTTGTTACTCCTAATGCAAATTTTTCCCATAATCTTCCTGCATTATCATTAATATCTTTCAGAAGTGGTCTGAACTGCATTGCAGATTGTGTACGAATAACTTCTTCACCTGGAGCAAGATTTGCTCTTACACTATCAACATTTCCAGATCCTCTTCCTCCAACTGTTCCACCAGCAGAAAATTTAGGTATAGTTCCACCTTTTGATTTTGGAATTGTTTCTATTGCCCTTGAAAATTTAATAATATTATTCAAAGCTTCAAAAGATCCTCCCAATTCTGCACCAGTTCCAGCACCAGCAGAACCTCTAACCCCAAATAATCTGAGAGACATTATTATATTGGCTGGATCATATTGGTCTATTGGTGTTGGTTTATCACCCATCCTAATTTTTCTGTCAAATTCAGTTTCGGTAAATCTTGGTTTTGGTTTTGATATTGGTTTTGGTTTTAAACTAGTTAGTCCTAAAAGAGAAAATAAAGGTTTAAATCTTGAAGTATTTGCAATTCTATCTGCTAGTGCCTCAGCGGTTGGACCATTTATATCTTTTATACAATTAAGAACCGGAGCACAAGGATCTGATGGACCACCGCCACCTTTTGGTTTGTTGTCATCACAACCACAATCTCCACCAGGAGGTTTTTTTCTAAAAAAGTCTATAAAATTTTTAAATAATTTTGCAACTTTATAAATTTTATAAAGAACTCCAAGAAGTTTAATGGTTAATAATGTTCCAACAATCCATTTCCAGTGATCTATCAAAAACATAAAGAATGCTTTTAATTTTTCTCGGTTTTCTTTTTTAGATAACCAAATAAATGCAGTATTCACTACCATACCGGTAAGAATAATTTTAAAAAACTCAATAATTTTTTGAAATATACTTTTAGTTGGACCTAAAATTTTATCAACTTGATTATAAATTCCTGATCCAATACTTTTTATTTTTTCTATCGCATTTTCTTTACTCAAAAATCTTTTTTTAGATTCTTCTGCTCTTATTTTTTTAAGATTTTCTTTTTCTTCTACAATTCTTGATGCAAAATCGAGTGCTAATTGCTTTTGTATTTCAATTAGAATACGATTTGTTTCAGTCAGAGATTCAGAAATACTATTTTCAGATTCTGGTTTTAATATTGATCCAGCATTTTGCATTATTGCTGGTTTAATAAAACTAAATCTAGTTGCTTTTAATTTTGGTGCAGAAATCTTAGAAGCACCACGAAGTACCGAAGAAGAAATATTTCTCTTACTTAACTTTGGTAATGATGGTGCTCTATAGATTGGGAAATTAGATGCCACTAGATTGCTGTGCCTTTAGGTTTTCTTCTTCAATATGCTGTTGCAATAGTGAGACATAGATTTCCTTTTCCCAAGGAATCATGTTCTCAAGTTCAGTTAATGAATATTTATGATGCTGCATCAAGGCAAAATTAATCTTGTAGTATGACTCAAGATCAGTATGAGCCATACTCAACTGAAAAAACTTGCTAACCCTTCCAGAACAACTTCAGATTCTACACCTGTCTTAGGATTCTTTACCATTACAGTATGAGAGAGTTTAGGCATCGTGGTAAAGAACTTTTCAATTTCTTTAAACTGTTTTGTATTCAGTTGTTCGATAAACTCATCAAGTTCTTTTTTAGAAGAATCAGAGGCATTCCAAGAATCTTCGGCATCATAGATAATATCAATACAAGAAGTAATCATACTCAAAGACTTATCAACATCAGTCTCATTTTCATTTAATTCAAAATTAGTTTCAACAAACTGATCCAGTGAAGGATACTTTAGTTTCATTGAAAGATTATCATCTAGTTTAATAATATTGGTATGTTCTGGATTCTTCTGAACTTTGATAGTGTCAATATCAATTTCCATTTTAACTTGCGTTTCTTCATCATCGGGGCAAGTAATATTAACTTCGACTGATTCTCCAACTGACTTGGCACGAACATTCAGGAAGAGATACTCAATATCAAAAGTAGATAGTTCCTGAACTTTTGTGGTTTTTGTAAGAATACAATCAGAAAGAATTTGTACGATAGCACTTGAGATCTGCTTCATATCTTCAGATTCTAGTGCCATAATCAGAATTTTTTCTTCTCTGACTAAGAATGGACGATATTTAATTTTTTTTCCGTTTGAAGGCAATTCCAACTCAAATGTTGGTGTAGAAATCTTTGGTAAAGGCATAATGACCTATAGAAATTCAGTTGTGATTATTTATTCACTCACTCCAATTACTTTTCCATTCTTATCATAAACAAAACTTCCGGGACCACGATATAATGGATTATTTTGAGCTTGAACCATAGCATCTTGTGCTAATGCAGTTTGTAAATCAGATTTTTATTGTGGAGTTAAATTATTACTTGCACCCTCTTGTTTTGCAATATAACGATCATAATTAAATGTCACACTAACTTTAAGTAAATCTGCTGGTCCATAAGAAACTGGAATACTTGTAATTCCTTTTGGAAATGCATTAATTAACTGATAATTAATACTTTTTTTATCAGAAGCAAAATCTTTTTCAAATTTTTTGATATAAATCTCACTATTTTTATAGTAATCTGGATAATTGAATCTTCTATAAGAATTTCCACTGGGAGTCTGTGCTGGACCTCCACCAGAAATATAATCCATCCATCCTTCAAAAAATCTCAATACCTTATAATCACGATCAATATAGAATGTTAGGTCAATATCAGTATATAATCTCGTATGAGCAAATTCTTGACTGATTCCCATAAAATTATCTTTTACTTCACTAGTAGCATAAGAAGATGTTGGTAAAACAGCATCAGAACATAAAAGTCCTAAAGTATTTCCAAATTCTGCATCAAAATTGATACCATATAAAGAATTTGTGAGAAAATTTACAAAAGGTGTTGTTCCTTTTTCTTCCTTACCCCAACCATTTGTAATGAAAAGTTGATACTGATTAGTAAGTGCTAGATTACCAAAATTAATACTGGCATTCCTCATCGGAATTGGAGTAATTGCTGGAACTGCCATCTAAATATCTTTTATGAGTCTTATTATCAATATTTAGATGTCCTACAAGGGAAAATACCAACCAACATATCCACAAAAATATAAAGGAGATCCAACTAATATCATA